GTACTTCTTTCTAACTCACTTAACACAGTTGAGTGCTTCCTTACACATAGTTGCTTCAACACCCCAAATCATTAGTGCGACAAAGCCAATTACGGCTACTGCTATTATTACAAATTTCATATTCATATTATTCTCCTTATGCTGTAGAATTGTACTCTTATTTATTCAAAAAGCACGATATTTAACGGTTCAAAACTTGACAGATATCAAAAGTATGCTATAATAATAGTATATTAAATGAGATGAGGAATGAATTATGACAAAATTATTTGAAAAGACTAGGTTTATGACTTCTGCTGGGTATGTCCACTATGATTGTGGTGCTGATCGCAGGTTTGTCGCACGTTTCAAGTACAATAGGGCTAATGCTGGTCCATTTGTTACTTTCCTTTGTAAGAACTTCGATGTAGAAGAATACTTCTCTCTATTAGAGGCTGGAAGCACTCCAGTTGCTATCCTAGAGACAAAAGGCTATGTTACGCCTAGTGCTAAGAAACTTTGTAAAAAGTTGGGGTTTCCGTTAACACTTGAAGGCTATAAAGCCGCTATTCACTTTATCGCATCTGAACAAGCAAAAAAGTTTAGTGGTGAAGAGTTTCACGTATAATGGCATACATATCTGTGCCTGAAGTTAGTCAAATTCGTAATGCTCTTAAAAAGCATTTCAGAGGTAAACTAAAATTCTCAGTTCGTAGACAGACCCATCGAAGAGTTGTGGTTTCTATCTTATCAGGTGATATAGATTTCGGATTACTAGGTCAGAACAAGATAGAAAAGATTCATACTCCTGTATATGATTATGGCAAACATAACTCATTGTTTCGGGACATTGTTGATATAATTCTTTTTCCGACAGCGGTCGCAGAAGAGTTCCACATTACTCCTGGCTTGTTCGAGAGACCATATTATTTTCATTTAGAAGTTGGTAAAAAAGATAAACTTTATAAATTTAACGGCACTGAAAAATGCCGAAAACTTGACAAAACTTAAAAGTGTGTTATACTATAATTAAGAAATCAAAGAAATGGGAGCAGTTATGAATAATATCAAAATCGAAAATGGGTTGTACAATAACAAAGATGTCAATGGTGTCTTTCCTTTAATCAAAGGTATTACAAAATCAAAAGATGGTTCATATTTTGTAACAATTAATGCTACTGACTCGAAACAAAAAGTATTCACAGGTCGTTCTAATGTTCGAGTTAAGATTCGAACTCATGACCAAGTTACTATGATGGAAGGTTCAATTCCATTAAACAAAAAAGTTGTTGAAACTGAGAACCAAGCAATTGAACGAATTGCTGAACGTTTTAAGATTTTAGAAGAAATGACTAATGCTACACTAGATGGAATTGTACGAGGTATGGTTGTTACAGGACCTCCTGGAGTTGGTAAGACATACGGCGTTGAACAAGTTCTTGAAAAAGATAGTTTGTTTGATGTAATGGCTTCTCGCCCAGTGCGACATACATTTATTAAAGGCGCCATGTCGGCTCTTGGTTTATACTCTAAACTTTATGAGTATAAAGATTCTAAGAATATTCTTGTTCTTGATGATTGTGATAGTATCTTGTTTAATGAAGATGCCCTTAATATTCTGAAAGCGGCACTTGACTCGTGTAAGAAACGAAGAATTTCATGGAACACAGATTCTAACTTGTTACGCCGTGAGGGTGTGCCTTCAACGTTCGAGTTTAATGGGTCAGTTATCTTTATTACTAACTTAAAGTTTGACAATATGCGTCATACAAAAATCAAAGACCACTTAGATGCGATTATGTCTCGTTGTCATTACCTTGATTTAACACTTGATACAACTCGTGATAAGATTATGCGAATTAAACAGATTGCCCGAGACGGTGGGTTGTTTGATACTAAAGGTCTTACTAAAGAACAAGAAGTTGAAATCATTGACTTTATGGTTGAAAAGCAGGATCGATTACGTGAAGTGTCGTTACGAATGGCTCAGAAAATTGCAGACCTACGTAACATGGATAAGAATCGTTGGAAAATGCTGACTGAATCAACTTGTATGAAACGAGCAGTTTAAGTAAAAGTTTAAACGGTCTTCGAGAGTACTCCCATTCTCTCGGATGCCGTTTTTTTATATCCGTCGTAAAATGACTTGTATTTGCCGTCAAAGTATGTTATACTAACTTATATATAGAGAATAATGTAATAAATGAATAAATGTACGATTATAATCAAAGATGAAGTGAACGTGAAGTTAGAGGGACTCGACCCGTCAACACGTAGAAAGTGTAGTGACAAACTGAAATTCTTCTTACCACATGCATTTCATATGCCTGCTTATAAACTCGGACGTTGGGATGGTACAGTTAGATTTTGTGATGTCGGTGGACGTACTTTTTTAAACTTATTAGATGATGTACTACCCGTAATTATAGAACAGGGTTATGAGATAGTAATTGACGATAGACGTGAAAACGAAGAAATGACATTCGAACACGTGACTGAAAACTTCTGGGAAGGAGTTACTTGGCCATCAGATCACATAAATGCTGGTGAACCAATCTTATTAAGGGATTACCAAGTAGATGTAATCAATCAGTTCATATCTTCACCACAATGTCTCCAAGAGATAGCCACGGGTGCTGGTAAGACGATTATGACTGCAACTATGAGTAAGGTAGTAGAGAAGTATGGCAGGTCAATCATTATTGTTCCGAATAAAGACTTAGTTAGACAAACTGAAGAAGACTATCACAACTGTGGATTAGATGTTGGTGTTTACTTTGGTGATAAGAAAGACATAGGAAAGACTCATACAATATGTACCTGGCAGAGTTTGAATTCATTATTGAAGAAGACTAAGAAAGGCGAAGACAACATCATGGACTTTATTGAGGATGTGTGTTGTGTTATTGTAGACGAAACTCACCAAGCAAAAGCAGATGTGTTGAAAGATTTATTGACAAGTGTATTTGCTAATGTTCCTATTCGGTGGGGATTGACTGGTACTATTCCAAAGAATGATTGGGAGTTTGCTAGTTTACGTAGTTCTATTGGTGATGTAATAAACAAATTATCAGCAAAAGAATTGCAGGACCAAGGAGTATTAGCAAACTGTCATGTTAATATTGTACAGACACAGGAGACAGTGAGTTATCCTAATTATCAAAATGAAATGACATTCTTACTTGAAGATAAGAAAAGAATAGAATATATCGCTGAGATGATTAAGGGTATTTCAGAAACAGGCAATACGCTTGTGTTGACAAACAGAATTAAGAACGGAGAAGCATTACAAGAATTGATATCGGGTGCAGAGTTTGTACAAGGTGCTATGAAGGTTGCGGATAGAAAAGATGCATACAATGAAATAAATGAAGGAACAAATACTATTACTATTGCTACTTATGGAGTAGCCGCAGTTGGTATTAACATCCCTCGTATATTCAACTTGGTGCTGTTAGAACCCGGCAAGTCGTTTGTGAGAGTTATTCAATCGATTGGACGTGGAGTTAGAATGGCAAAAGATAAAGATTTTGTGCAAATATGGGACGTGACAAGTAGATGTAAGTTTTCAAAACGCCACTTAACAGAGCGAAAGAAATATTACAAAGATGCATCATACCCTTTTACAATAGATAAGGTAACCTACTAATGAAAATATTAACACCAGAAAACACCTGTTTTGAGATGAACAGTCTACCAGAAGAGATTGAAGATATCAGATATTGCGTTATGGACGTAACAGACAAAGAAGACCCAGATTTCTTTTTTATTCCATTAGTATTCATAGAAACATTTAGTGCGCCAAGTATGAATATTAGTATTGGACCACATACAATTGAAATGCCGATTGATTGGAATATTATGATTGGCGAAGCAGAACTTGGACTACTAGAATTTATTCCATTAACAAGTATTAATGAACGTCAATTTGATACGCTATTGACAAACCCTCTAAATGGGTATACAATGGATTGGCAACCAATAAAGATTAACAATGTATTCGCAGATGTAAAATGGTTCTTCCCTAAGTTGAAGTATGGACATATTCTTGCTATACCACTTGAGCATGGACCTAGTCCGAAGTGTGCATATTTTGTAAAAGACTTAAATCGAATTCCAGACCAGATGGCAAGTTATGACTTTTTCTAAAAATCATAGAATCATAATTGACTCATATAAGTCTGGAGACATTGCTTACAAATGGTGTGCAGATAATGTTCCATTAGCAGAGTGGACAGCAGTTCCGAGTGCGAATGGTGATTCGTTTTATTTTGAAGACGAGAAGTATGCTCAGAACTTTTTATTAATTCATGGTGGTAGGTACTATAGTAATGGCTGAAAAGATACCATTAAATGATGTGTTAACAGCAATTGATAATAGAGATTTCAATTGGTACGCAGGACTGACCGAAGAGAAAAAGAAAGCATGGGGCAGTTGGTTGTTCTTGCGGTATGCAAGTACAGGCAAAGGCAAAGACAAAGAAGAACTGATACTCAATACTAATGAGTTTGTAA